GGCTTCGGGTGTTTTTGACTTGACAAGCGGCATAACAGTCCTTAATCGTCGCGGTTGTGAATAGTGCTAAATGTGATTTTCACAGCTTCACTCAAAGCACCACCACCACCTTTGCGGTTAGCCAATGCAATGTCAGCATAGCCTGTACCAATATCGCCAACATACGCCAAATATTGACCTACGCCAGCCACGCCGCCCGATATGTTTAAAACTAACACATCGTTAGTTTTAATGGTGCTGTTGTTCATGCGAAAAATGACTGTTGAATTATTGCCTAGTGACGCATCGTCCATAGTAATGCGCCCGCTTGGTGTATTTAGTGTCACAGCAGTGGATTTGCTAACCAACTGAGTTACTTCACCAAAAGCGCACGAACAATAACCCAACTCCTCGGTGGCGTACACCGTAGTGCCACGCATAAATTGAGGGTTGGTGCGGCCAATCACACCGCCATCAATGTCTTGATCGCGGTATGCAACGCCAATAGACTTTGTATCGCCCATTTACTTCTTCTTTGCAGTTTTAGCCGACTCTTTAAAGTCTTTGGCTGTTGGGGCGTTTTTGCTACCAACTTTGTTCATCTTCTCGCCAGAGCCTGCTTTGATACGAGCCTGTTTTGCGTGAATGTTTGCGTAGAGTCCGGGTTTGGTAGCCATGATTAACACTTCCATCTTTTAAGTGATGCCTTGGCGCGTTCCGCATCGCCTTTGGCGTTTTTAACAACCCCTTCCATGCGGGCACAAAATGATGCTTTCCGGCCTTCATCGGCTTTGGTCTTTGGGTTAGGCGCTGGCGCTTTCAAGTTACTGCCCGTTTCGCGGTTGTACTTAGCGCGGCCCTTCTCGGTCAAGCCCGCACCCTTAGACACCGGCAGTTTCTCGCCTCGCCCGACAGATAATGAAACGCTTTTTTTCATGAACCCATCCAAGAAGTTGTAATCCCAGCGCTGCCGGCATAAGACCGGCGCTTAACAATCTCATTGTACTCACGATGAGCCACCGGATACGCAAAAGTCACGCATATCGCATCAGCCGCATCAGGCGAGGCCAAGCCTCTAGCCTTCATGTCCTTTTTCGACTCTAAAAAAATCGTGCCCTTAGAGTCGGGCTTCATCATAGGCGAAATTAGATCGGTTTTAAGAAATCTGTCAAGTGGTATTGCAGCAGTTTTAAGCCAATCTTTCATCGCCCCCCACATTTCAGCCCGTTTATTGCCGTACATGATGGGATTTTTAGACTTATTCCCAAAGTTAATGCCCTTGACCTTGTAGCGCTGCTCCTTCAAACGGTCGACAATACCGGCGCCTAAGCCACCTTCGTCGATTACCACCAGCGCAGGCTTAAATTCCTCGATTGCCTCGATGATGTAGCCCACCACCGTCATGGTGTCGTCGCCTCTGTGCCTGTCAATGCGCACAATATCGCGTCCTTGCCTGATAGCAATCACCGTTGCGTCAGCGCCAAACCGTGCGGGGTCAACACCGATCACAATCGGGGCGCTGGCATCCTGGTATTTCTCACGTTTCATCGCCTCATCGACCAAATGGGCCGGTATGAACTGGTCGTCGCCCTCAGAGGGGAACATGCCGTAGACCTCGACGTGCGCTTGGCTGGAATCTGGCCCATATTCGTCAATAATGCCCTGATAGACCTGTTTATCTGTGCCTTCGACAGTCCTAGCATCCACCACTTTGGTCGTCCAAAAGTTGCGTTTGCTGTTAAAAGTCTCGTAAAAGTAGCCTGTATTGCGACGCGGATTGGAAAACGCCATCCAGAACCTGTTGGGCGTGTTCTCGGTAAAGAAACCAGCCGTCACCGCCCAGATCGAATCGTCGATACCTGACGCTTCGTCAAACACCACCAACACGCCGTCAAAGTTGTGTACGCCAGCGTACGCGTCAGGATTCTCGGCTGACCACAGCCTGCCTTCCACGCCCCAATAACGTGTGCCTTTCTTAAGATCACGCTCGACCAATTCGGTGAGCCACTTGGCCGGCATGACGCGGGTGGCCGACACCTCAAACCAGTGGCTGTTAATGGCCGTAGCCAGCCATTTGGTAATCTCGGCCCATGTGACTGACCTAAGCTGTGACTCTGAGTTAGCCGAAATGATGGTCGTTGAGCCTATTCTGGTTGTGAGCATCCAGATGGTGATCCAACTGACCAACGCCGACTTGCCAATACCACGGCCAGAACTTACAGCGGTGCGCAATGTGTCAAAGTCAATCTTGCCCTGGTTTTGCTTGATATGTTCGGCAATCTGGGTCAGCACCTCACGCTGCCATTTGCGCGGGCCTTTGAAATGCTCAAGCGGTGTACCTGCCTGACCCCAAGGAAACGCAAACATTACAAACGCTAACGGGTTGTCCTTGATCGCTGGCGCCCACAGACGCGCCATTAACTCTTGTTCGTCTTCAGCGCTGTATATGGTCGATTGCATTGACTTGTGCTTCTATGATATTTGCGTCGTCTATTGTCAAGGCCCGTTTGGTTGCCTCGGCCAGCGCGCCAGTGATGGATATGCGCTGATCCACTTCAACAGATATGGCCTGCTTGGCCACCCAGCCGTGTTGATGTTTCAAAACTTCTAGCGCCATCTTGGCGTCGCCCTCTAGGGCTGCGGCGCGCATGATGTTGGCCATTTCGATCTCGCCGTCGGCTTTGCCTTTTTGCGCAGCCATTTCTACAACGGGGTCAAGTTGCGTGAGTTGTCGGTATTCGGCGGGGAGCATGCCAGCGGCCAGCGCTAAGGTATCGCCTTTGAGGCCAAGTTTGGCTGCGTCATACACCGCCTTCAAGCGTGACTCTGTTGCTTGCACGTTGCGCGGTGTAAATGGTATTGAATGGAACATGTGTTCTCCATGCTGGTTGCACGTGGCTTCATTCTACACAATAAAAAAAATTTTGTTCACGACCCATTAGCGCCGAGCCTGGCCCTGTGCCGGCCCTCCCCCACCCCCCTCCGGCCCCGATCGATTTTTGCCCGCGATTTGCATGCCGCTGCGCACGGTCGGCGGCCGCCGGCTGGCGCCAGCATGGCCACGCGGTCGGCATGCTTAGGTCATTTGGGTCACGGTTTCCAAGTTGCAAGTTGGCGCCGGCATGGCCACGCGGTCGGCATGCTTTGGGTCATTTGGGTCACATAAAAAGCAATGACCCAAATGACCTAAAGGGCGCATATCTGGCGCGCTGGTGACTTTGGGTCTTTGGGTCATTTGGGTCATTTTGTCACGCGATAAAAATTGGCGGCCGGAGACGTGTCATGCCGGCCTTACAGTCCTTTTACGGGTTAACCCTTATATAAAAATTGTCTATTTTGTTTTTTGTATTTCATGACCCAAATGACCCAAAACACATAGAAACTTAGTATTCGCGCCGCGTTGCGCTTAGGTCACGCCAGCGCCGCGCCGTGGCCGAACCGTGACCCAAATGACCTAATTATGCAAAATTTGCATAATGTCAAAATAGTTGTTGACAGCGTAAAAGAATCGTTTACAATAGCTACACTGGCAACGAAAAGCCGGTAAAACCTAATCTAACCTAAAGGCAAAAAATGATCTACTCACACATTTTCAAAGCGCGTAAAGAGTCGGGATATAAATTTATCTGCTACATAACCGCGACGCCAGCGCTCCAGGGCGCGCCGATCGAATCGGCTTATTTCGACAGCAAAGTGGCCGCTAAAAAGTGGGCCGCCGCTAAAAACACGAAGGCATGGAATTATTAAAAACCCGACCGGCCGGCGAAAAGCCGGCCAATAACCTAAAGGCAAAACAACATGAAAAAAGCATTATTTTTAGATATCCTAGCGGCCGTCGTTATCGGCTTACTTTTAGCCGTCGGCGCCCTGGCTTATTTTGACGTCCTGGTGAAATAACATGCAAGTACACTTAACACTCAAAAGCGCGAATGTCAAAACCGGCCCGATCCCCGTATCAACGACGGAGCGCGACTCATGCCCGGCCGATTGCAGCATGAAAGGCGAATGCTACGCGGCCAGCGGGCCGCTGGCGCTCCATTGGGCCGCCGTGAGCGATAAAAAGCGCGGCGCATCATGGCCAGAATTCACCCAGGCGATCGAAGCGCTACCCGCTGGCCAATTGTGGCGCCACAATCAAGCCGGCGATTTGCCCCAGCAAAACGGCACAATTGACGCCGTGAAATTAGGTCAACTTGTCGCGGCCAATAAAGATAAGCGCGGGTTTACTTATTCGCATCATCGCGACGCCGCGTCTATAAATTGGATACGCCATGCGAATGCCTGGGGCTTTACCGTCAATTTATCGGCCAATGATTTAAATGACGCCGATTATTTGGCCGACCAAAACGCCGGCCCGGTCGTCGTCGTTTTACCGTCAACGCAAAATGAAAACCTAAAAACACCAGGCGGCCGGCCGGTCGTCGTTTGCCCGGCCACCCAGCGCGACGATGTAAGCTGCGCGACGTGCCAGCTTTGCCAGCGCCAGCGCTCGGCCATTGTAGGTTTCCCGGCGCATGGCTCGCGTCATCGCGTCATTAATTTAAGGCTAGCATCATGATCAAAACCATGCGGGCCAAATACCCCGGCCATTGCAGCCGGAGCGGCGCCAGGATAAACCCCGGCGATGACATTAAATTTGACACGATAACGCGCCGCGCCTGGTTAACCGAACCGGGCGATTCTAAGGTCGTTTTTTACGGTGACAACGGGCCGACCGTTTTTCACCGAAACCCGCGCGGCCGGTGCATCGATGCGCCATGCTGCGGCTGCTGTACTATTTAAAAAGGGAAAATTATGATCAATTTGGAAAATTTAACGGCCACCGAAGCCGAAGCGCTGGCGTATTCTGAAGGGTTCACCGGCACGGCGCGCCAATTTGGCCGCATTGCCGACCTTCAACGCGCACTAGGCGAAGCCGTGGCCACATTAGACGAAATTGCTTATCGCACGTCAACGCGTGGCCGCCCAGCGGCCGCCAAAGCCGCCATTGAGAAAATTAAAGAAGGGAATTTATTGTGAAAGTTAAAGACAATCTACACCCGCTCATGCGGGAAATAATCGCGACCATGCGCCCGCTCACTTACGCCGACCATTATTACGTCGACCTGGGCTATAGACACGAATTAGGCAAGGTCGACGACCACGAATATAAAATGGCCATGGCCGAAGGGCCGGAGGCCCGCCGGCTTATGGGCCGGGGCGCCATGGAAGCGATGCGGAGCGCCTATTGATGACTTTTGTCCTGATCGCGGTTATAATCGCGGCGCTGCTGGCGGTTCTTTTGGATCTGTAGCAGTTGCCAAAACCTTTAAGGCCCCTTCACAGGGGCCTTTTTTTTTACTTCACCAGGCGCACGGCCATGGGCGCCGGCAAATCTTCCACCATGCGGCGCATGTCCGAT